ATACTGCAAAAAATGTGAATTCATATAAAACAATGTCCCAAAATGCAATTTCTGAATTGAAATATTTAGAAATGTCCGGGGATGTAATCACTAAATCAGCATCTGCTAAAATCAGCAAAAACTACAATGGTATGGTTGCACTTGTAGAAAAGTCATTTGAGAAGACTAAGAATAGCACAGATAAGAATTTAGATACATTGTCTAAAAATAGCATGTTATCTGAGGCTGATGTTAAAGCCGTTAAAGAGAAACAAGCAAAGATTCAAAAGCTATCGTTAGACGAAGTGAAGAAAAACAATGAACAAATTCAGAAATTGAATAAAGACATGGCAGCCAAAAATGCAGATATTACTAAAAAGGAAAAAGCAGATATAAAAGCTATTAACGCCAAAGCGGCAAAAGAAGGCAGAGTGTTGACAGCATCTGAAGAACAGCAAGTTACAAGTATTAAACGTAATGCGGCAAATCAACGAAAAGCTAGCAATCAAACTTATAGTAATCAAATACAAACAATTGCTAAAAAACAAGAAACAGCAGTGGTTAGTACGTTATCCAAATCAGCAAAAGAACAAAAATTAATTCTAGGCAAGTTAAAGGACAGTAGCGGTAAATTGAGCGCAGAACAAGCTTCTAAAGTTGTAAAGGAATCAAAACGTTCTAGAGACGGCGCTGTAAAAGAAGCAAATAAAAAATACAAAGAAGTTGTTGCTGCTGCTGACAAAGAATATTATGTGAATGGGACTATTACGAAAAAGCAACATGATGATATTGTAAAAAAAGCAAAAAGCCAAAAAAACAAATCAGTAAGTGAAGCAAAAAAAATGCATAATGGCGTTGTTGATCAAGCAAAAAAACAAGCCTCTGGTCACCTGAAACAAGTAGATTGGGAAACTGGAGAGTCTTTGTCCAAATGGGATAACTTCAAAGCAGGTTTAGCTAAAGTAATTAACTCTGTCACAGGTGGAATAAATAAAGTATTAAAATTCTTTAGTTTACCTACCATACCAGAATGGAAACCAGCAGGTTACAACAATAACACTAAAACTTCAAAATCATCTAGCAAAAAAAGAACGTCGTATGGTAGTCAGCTAGCAATGGATTACACAGGTTCTAATAATGCATCCGGACAAATTATGGCTGGCGAAGAAGGATTTGAGATTGCATATAATAAACGCAAAGCACAAGCACAAATTTTAGGTGCAAATGGTGCAGAAATAACGCATGTTGCGCCAGGTACTAAAATTTTGAATCATGCAGATTCAAAAAAAGTCATGCAAGGTGGACTTGGTAAAGCATTACCTGGATTTGCAAGTGGCAATTCAACGATCAATGATTTCTTAAGTGACGCATGGGATGGAACAAAAGCGGTAGCTGGGAAAGTAGTTGATTTTTCTAAAAAAGCCTTCGACTGGGCAGCACATCCTATCAAAAATTTAAATAAACTTTTTGGTGGTTTATCTGTAGGCGTGAAAATGGGGAACGATGGAAATTTAGGTTCCGATGTGCTGAACTATTTGAAAAACAGTATCGGTTCACCTCTTGAAAAAATGCTGTCTGGATTTAAAGAAACGGCACCAGTAGCAGGTCCAGCTGGAAAAGGAGCTTCTGCTTGGTCTAGTGTAATTAAAAAGGCTGCTCTTGCAATGAAAGTTGATTTATCCGGAGGAGAATTAAAAGGTATCATTGCACAAATTCATCGTGAATCTGGCGGGAATGAAAAGATTACTCAGTCATCTGCTGTTGTGGATGTTAATACACTATCAGGTAATCCAGCTAAAGGATTGCTTCAATATATCCCACAAACATTCAATGCGTATAGAATGAAAGGGCATAACAATATATTTTCTGGTTATGACCAGTTACTAGCTTTCTTCAACAACTCATCGTGGAGAAACGATTTACCTTATGGTAAACGAGGTTGGGGACCACGAGGGCATCGTCGATTTGCTAATGGTGGTTTTGTAAACAAAAATGAAATGATAGAAGTTGCTGAGAACAATAAGCCGGAAGTAGTTATACCATTAACTCGTAAAAATCGAGCCGTTCAATTAATCAAAAAAACAAAAGAAATTATTGGAATGAACGATGGAGGAAGTGTTGTTGTCAATAGTCCTGACAACTCTGAAATGGTATTACTGCTTCAACAACAGAACCAGATTTTAATGCAACTACTTCAAAAAAATAGCGATGTGTATATGGATGTCGATAAAGTTGGGAAGTTGGTAGAACCGACTGTTACGAAAACCCAAAACAGTCGGACAAGTCGTAAAGACCGCGTACAGGGGGTTAGAAAAACGTGACAAAAATAGGATTTACGTATGCTGGAATTCATAGCGACGATATTCCAGCGGTAGTTAATAATATTAAAAGAAATGCTATAAGTATTACAGAAAATATCCAAGAAGTACCTGCCAAAATCGGTGGGTACTTTTTTGGAAATACAATTGGAACTCGCAGTTTTGATATTAATATAACTATCATGGCAAAATCTGAAACTGAACGAGTAGAAATTGCGCATGATTTAAGTAATTTAATCATACAAACTAATAGTTTTGAAAGCGAAATAATCTTTGATGATGAACCAGAATGGATTTATTACGGTCATTTTGCCCAAATGGCAGAGTTAACAGAATTACAGACAGATAATTATACAACAACCATTACATTTATATGTAGTGATCCACGTGGGTATGGAGAACAACAAGAAATTAGTTTACCAGAAAGCCCGGCTATAATCGAGGTGGCGGGTTCACAATTAACAAGTCCAATTATTCATGCGATAGCGACTGAAGATTTAACTAGTCTATCATTTGCAACAGATGATGATTATATATTTTTAGGGGCTGATATTGACCCCGATACAGGACAAACAGCTGTGAAAATGTATGAGAACGTGTTGTCCGATAGAGCAAATGACATGACGTTGTGGGATGGCATTGGGCAAAGTAATATTACTTGGGAATTAGAAAATGGTAAGCCTGCGAAAACAAGTTCTTTTAAACAAACTATCAATACTATTCGTGTAAATTCCTATGGTGAAAAAACAGAAACCGCGCCATACAAATCGTGGAGAGGTCCTGTAATGAAACGAATGTTGACGTCAGAATTAGACAATTGGAAAGTCACCGCTCGATTAGCAAATATTACTCAAAAATACCCGCGCGCTAGAACAAAAATAGAATTGTATTTGTTAGACAAAGATAGCAAACGGATGGGTAAATTTATGATTAAAGATGCCCAAAACGGGCGAGCTATGAATTTGGGATTAGAAATTGGGAGGACAACGAAAGACAGGTATCTTTTTGCTGCAACTGAGGGAAAAGTAGTTAAGAAAAAGAATACGAAAGTGGTTTATTCAAAAAAAGTACAACAAACAGTTAAGTATACAGAAAAAGGCAAAACAAAAACTAAGCAAGTTTGGAAAACAATAAATACGACGTATGAGGTTGGAAATAACTATAATGAATTTTCAGATGCTTACTTTAATCTTTCTATTGAAAAGCGTGGACAGTTGTTTATTGCGGAAATAGTTAAATTGAATGATAAAGGTAGTCAAGCTTGGAAACGAACCTATAAATGGAAAGACTCAAATAATAAATTTCCAACTAAATTAGCGGGCATCGGCATTTATATGGCAAAAATGGATATCACAGAAGACTTCAATAATCAGACATATAAAGATAACGATGTTGTTTTTTGCGACTTAGTTGTACAAAAAGTTAATCCAGAGGCAGATGTGAAAAATAATCCGGAGGTCATAATTCATGCAGGGGATGAGATAATGATTGACTGCGAAGCTGGAGTTATTATGAAAAATGGTTCAGTGTTCATGGAAAATCTAGCGATTGGGAGTTCTTTTCCTTCGTTTTTTGGTGGCTATCAAACTCCGGTGGCTTTCAGCGAAGGAGCGGACTGGTCTATTGAATATAGACCAACGACTTATTGAGGAAGGAGGGGAAATATGTTAACTGTATTGAACAGACAAAGAATTACTGTAGGCGTGTTATCAAATGACATGCCTTTTTCGTGTCCTTTTTGGGATGATGAGAGAAATGAGAAACTTGAAAACTTTGATGACACATACACCGTTACCATCCCCGCAGAACATGAAATGGCTGAACATATTCACGAAGGTAATTATATTTTGTTTGAAGACGAACAAGCTAAGTTACGATTATTTCGTATTTATGAAGCTGAGAACGGGTTAAATATGCAAGGACGATACATTAAAGCCACAGCAGAAAATGCATTTATTTATGATTTAAATGCAACAATTATATCTAATAAAGTGCTAACTGATATAAGAGCAGACATGGCACTTGAATACATTTTACAACAGACAGGCTGGTCAATTGGTAAAAGAGAATTTGTTGGGCAAATACGTACTATTGAATTTGCAGACAATATAACTGCGCAAGCTGGATTACAACAAGTTATTTCAGAGTATAAAGCAGAAATTGATGCTTACGTGGAGAGCTTTGGCGGTCAAATCATTAATTATAAATTTGATTTAGTTGACGAACGAGGCAACAATACTGCGAAACGATTTGAGTACGCAAGAGACATTCAAGGTCTTAAACGAATTACAACTGATAAAACGATGTACACTGCTCTCATTCCGATTGGGAAAGATGGGCTGACAATTAAATCAGTAAACGATGGTTTAAATTACATTTATGATGATGAAGCGAACTGGTTGTATAACGATGGCAGAGAATATTTAAAAGGGGTCATAACAAAAGATACAATAACAAACGCGCAAGCTTTAAAAGATTGGGCGATACTAGAACTTGAAAAAGTTAATCATCCTTTATCAACCTATGAAGTTGACGTTATATTGCTAGCAGAAATGTTAGGGTATGAGCCCCACCAAGTTACGCTTGGAGATACAGTAAGAGTGGTAGATTTAGACATGGATATAACTTTATCTGCAAGAATCATAGAAAAGACAACTTCTTTTAGTGATCCGTCTAAAAACAAGGTTGTGCTTGGTGATTATATCGAATTGGAAAACGTCACACCGCTGGCTATTTGGGAACTCCAAGCGCAAATTGAAGAAGCTAAAAAACAAATAGAAGAAACGAAGACGTGGAAAGTAGAACTGTTTAGTACAAATGGTTCTACTTTTAAAAATAATGCTGGAACAACACAACTCATTGCAAGAGTATATGATGGGAAACTAAATATTACGACCAATATAGAACGCGGCGATTTTATCTGGGAGAAAATAAACAATGACGGTACACATGATTTAGCTTGGGAAAATGAACATGCAGGAGCTGGTAATGTAGTTAACATATCTAGTGAAGATGTTTTTATTAATGCGACTATTAGATGTTCGGTTAATCAAGGAAGTGAAGCTAGTATTCTTATGATTAATGAAGGGCAAGGTTACCTGTTTGCAGAACTACCACGTGAATTTCCCGCGGGGGTAGAAGTGAATTTATCGGTTATGCAATGTGCGCAAATAGATGTGCAAAATGGCTATATTTACTGGTCACAAGAATATTACGGAAGTAAAAAAAGCAAAGTCGGTGGGCAACAATCTTATAACATTTATAGAACTACACTCGATGGTACTTTTGTCGATATGATGTGGGCTCTCGGTGGAGGTCATGGGACTATGTTTGGTGTGGATTCTACATCTGGTGAGACTCACATTTGGTCTTATTATGTAACACCATTGCCACAGGCAGAGAAGGCGATAGCAATGTTTAAATATGTCCCTTTCAAAGAACAGTTTTATGACGACTCAATGGCATTTAAACTTGAAGCACCTGACGGATTCCGCGTGACATACGACCAAACAAGCGACTACGTAGTTATGAGTCCAGGCGTTTCAAATTTAACAATTAATGTTTGTAAAAAGTCTGATTTATTTGCCGGGAGAATAGCCCCTCTGTATACATTTCGGACAAAAGATTGCGGATTTACAACTACTTTATATACATTGCAAGGAATGCATGTAATGTTTCCATATGCGTATTTGTCAGCAGGAGGGAGTTTTACAGGCACTGATAAAAACCAACTTTGGTGCTGGGATATGGTAAGCAATAGTTTAGTTTATCATCATGTTTTTCAACAAAAATACTATCCTGTACAGGGCTCAACTAACGAGTGCGAAGGGGCTTATCCATTTATTGATGCAAATGGAAAGAGAATGATGCAATTGAACTTAGGGCAAGGTGATGGAGGTAAAAGATATAACCGAATTTATGTTATGCCAGAAGAAAGGATGATGGATGATGACAATTAGAGCAGCAGCGGAAATAACATTGACAGATATTAATGATGCAATAGTAGCTGGTGAAGCGCCGTTAAACCCAACCACCGATTTATTGTGGATGGATAGTAGTGCCTCACCTAATGTACTACGAAGATGGGATGGAGAAAAATGGGTCAGTCAAACATTGAATATCAAAGAGGCTGACCCGGAAACTAGTCAAAAAATAGATGAAGCGATAACGACTGCTAATAACGCATTAGTAGAATCAAGTGCTAATCATAAACCAGTCTTTGATAAAACACAGCCAAGTAATCCGCTAAAAGGAGATACTTGGTTTAAAATAGATGAAAATACTAAAACAATCGTCGGGGTATACACATGGAACGGAAATAGTTGGGAAGAATTGCCCTTAGATTATAATGCTCTAAGAATAGGCAAACTTTCAGCTATTACGGCAGAACTTGGAGACGTCAAAAGTGGCAGTATCACAGGTACTGAATTTATTCATAACATAAACTACAAAGATAGTGATGATAACCTGTATACAGGCATTGTGAAAATGAACGATGACGGATTTAATTCAACTTCCTATTTGCCTACAGGTATCGGCTCAACAGTTTTAGAGAGCATCACAAGCACGTTGGGAGGATACAAAGTAGCTCAAAAACTAATTGATGTAAATGGAGAGAGCAGTTTAGGAAGCTCTATTTTGACCGGAAAATCGCTACAGTTTAATGAGAACGGAAATATAAAGCTATCCATTGACGCAGATTCGTTTTATACAACACCATGGCAAGATTTAATATTAAACTCTGGATATTCAACAGCGGAAGGGAATACTCCTCAATTTAGAATTATTTGCATCTTTGGTATCAGAATTGCCTTTTTCAGGGGGCAAGTGCAAAAATCAACCGCATGGACCTCTACAAATAACGCTTTTGCGTCTGTTCCTTTCGAAGTTCAAACAACAAAAACAGCGATGGCTTATGCACCAACAAACAAGTCAAGCGGCGGCCGAGTGCATGCATCATCTAGTAACGCGATGGGATTTATACCTGCGGACACTAGTATTACGTATTTCGCGTTAAATCAATTATTTTATATTTTAGATTGAAGCCAAATAAGGCTTATTTTTTATGTCAAAAACAGATGGGATGATGAAAATTGGCACTGGGGAGTATATCAATAGCAGGGATGAGCGTAGGCGAGTTAATAGCGTTAATCAGCCTAATAGCCGCTATTGTGGGTTTTGTGATTAGGTGGGCGCTAGTCGCACCTTTAAGAAATATGATTGATTCTCTGGATATCACTTTAAAAAGTCTAAGAGAAGAAATGTCCGAAAGCAAGAAAGATCGTATGAGTTTACGAGAAAAGCAAAACGATCATGATAAAGAGATTGCTTTATTGAAACGGGAAGATAAAGCGATTTGGAAGTATGTTACTGAAAAAAATGAAAAGGAGGTGAAATGATGAAAATTAACTGGAAGGTACGATTTAAAAATAAAACGTGGGTTATCGCAATGTTAGCAGCACTCTTCTTCATTGTGCAAGCTGTGTTACTCGTATTCGGAATTTCATGGGATTACAACGAATTACTACAGCGACTTATCACCGTTGTTGCGGGGGTATTTGCATTTTGGGGGCTTATCATCGACCCTACAACCGCGGGAACGGCTGACAGCGAGCTGGTTCTTAATAAAAATAAAGATGTAAAGGATGATAAATAATGGCATTAACAGAGACATGGTTAATTGATAAGGCAAATCGTAAATTGAACGTATCGGGAATGGATAAAGTTACATCTGATAAAACTCGAAATGTCATCAAAAAAATGGCGAAGCAAGGAATCTATCTATGTGTCGCACAAGGATATCGCTCTAATGCAGAGCAAAACGCACTGTATGCGCAAGGTAGAACGAAACCCGGTTCGGTTGTTACAAACGCAAAAGGTGGTCAGTCGAATCACAATTATGGCGTGGCTGTTGACTTATGCTTATATTCAAATGACGGTAAAAATGTAATTTGGGAGTCAACAACAAGCCGATGGAAAAAGGTTGTTGCGGCGATGAAGGCGGAAGGTTTTAAATGGGGTGGAGACTGGAAATCATTCAAAGATTATCCGCATTTTGAACTTTACGACGCCGCTGGAGGCGAAAAAGCACCGAAAACGACAGGAGGGAACGGCGTGAAAACAAATGTACATGAAACAGAATACAAAGGCAAAAAGGTTTATTTCGCTTATGACGACGAAAAGAAAAGTTACGCGAAAGTACTGTATCGCTTAGCAACGACTAACAGTGATTACGATGAAATTCCGTTGTATCCGCAAAATGTTAACGGATACTACATCATTCAATCTAAAACAGATATTCAATTGTACAGTGACAGTAACTTGACTAAGAAATATAACCGCAAAATTACGAAGGGCGACCAAGCAGTTAGTAAATACTTGAAACATATTAATAAGTAATATTGATGCCCTCGCGTTTGCGGGGGTTTTTTTTGTTTCTTAGGGAATTTTAAATTTGTAATATAAATGTAATAAATAAAGGAAATGCCATGATAAAACATCAAAAATTGCAGTTATTTAACGTTTTATTGATGAAAGTGACCTGTTAAGGTCATTTTTCATTATATTTGTACCTTTCTAGGTTATGTGGTACACTATATGTAGTGAAAGTTTTTGTTGATTAATACTTTATAATGTGTTATGATGATTGGTTTATATTTTTATTGACAATGTGTAAAACGTAGGCTATAATTTAATTAATAAAACCCCGCACACCTCTTAACAATGTGGAACAGGCGGGGTCGTTTTATATACTTTGAGAGGTGTCCGCAGATGAAAAGACAGGATAAACCCGCGACAACATATCAAGTTCAAGTAACAAAGATGAAAAAGAAAAATATAATAATTGAAAATGAAGCTTTTGCTATTAGTTTTTTAAAAAAAGTTCAATATTATAGATTGAGTGGTTACTGGCTATCATATTTTGAAGATAGAGAAAAAGACATTTTAAAGCCTGGAATAACATTCGAGAAGATTTCATCAATTTATTTATTTGATAAAGAATTAAGAAATATGTTGTTGTCTATGCTAGATACGATTGAAACAGAGTTCAAATCAAACCTTGCTTATGACTTTTCACATAATTGTGGTCCACTGTCCTATAAGGATGTTAATAATTTTAGGAGACCTGAATATTACGCAAAATGGCTTAATAAATTTTATAATAGTATCAGTTATTCTGATACTAATAGAGAACTTTATATCGAGTGGTATAAGAACGAATATAACGGGAAATTTCCTTTTTGGATTGTAGTAGAATTGTGCAATTTCAATGATATATCTAAATTTTATAGTAATCTACATATTAAAGTGAAAAAGAATGTGGTGAAGATTTATGGGTATGATGCAGAATATATTCAAAGCTGGTTACACACAGTTGTGTTAATACGAAACATATGTGCTCATAATGGCAGGTTATATAACAGGACGATAACTGTATCACCAAAACTTCCCAAAGGGACAGTAAGGCTAAATGTAAAAAGAATATTTATTGTTGTATATATATTTAAATTTTTGTGCATTGATCAAAGAGAATGGGAAGATTTTGTAAACAAAATAGAGAAGTTGATACAAAAATATCAAGATAGTATAGAACTAGAAATGATTGGATTTCCTGAGATGTGGCAAGAAATTTTAACTGACGAGTGCACTAGTGAAACAAGCAAGTAGAATACATAGTCCTAACCTCAACGTTAGGGCTTTTTTTATGCAAAAAAAACACCAGAATTGAATTCTGATGCTTTTCTTTTTAGATTTACATTGCACGATGCGTAGTTAAAAGTTAATTTGTTGTGGATATAATCCACCATTTAGTTCATTGTTTGAAATCTTTACATTTCACAATGAGTAGTTAAAACATGAAGTTATTTAAAACTTCTACTAAATATTAGCACGCTTTTTTTGAAATGTCTAGCGTTAACTATTCTTTTTTTATTACACTAAGTCGCGAGGTAAATCATAAATATCTTCAAATTCTTCATCACTCATTGTTTCCGCGTCGGCATGCATTTTTTTAGCAGCCTCACTCTCTTTGCGAATTTTTTTAGTAGCCGTTTTTTCACTAAAGTATAATAAGAGAAGGGTGGGCGATCTCCATCCCAATCAGTTGGTTTATACTTTAGTGAGTATCCCGCAAGAAACCCAGAGATTTTATTTCTATAATATTTACTATCTAAACGAGATAAATTGCTATGTTCTTTTGTGTCGATTATGTAAATATTATCGTAATTTCGAATTACACATTTTTCTGCATCAATAGTAGCAAAAGCAAGATCAATTTGTGCATGTATTTCATTTTTAAAGTTTTGCAAAGCACTTTCTAGAGCAAAACCAAATTCTTCGCTTACCATGATTCCTTGGTATTCAGTGCCGTTTTCGTTAATTGAAGTTTCAAAAGGAATTTTCCCCGCTTTAATATCTGCATTACTATTGTCTACTCGAAAATGACTCACGCATCCGTTTGCTCTGATTATAAATTCGTTCAAATTTTTTACTGTGAATTCAAAATTAACACCTTGTTTTTCAAAAGTTAATGTTTTATGTTCAGTTTTCATTTTTTTCATCCATCCTTCTCTATTTATTTTTGTTTGTTTCTTTACTATATACATAGTATACTACGAATAACCGTATTAGTCAATAGTTTTATAACAATTCTTCTTTTCTCTCTTCTAACACAGTCACCGCATTCTTAAGAGCTTTTTTAACATCTTTTTCAATATCCGCATGCGTTTCGTTTTCAAAACGATTAAAAGTAAAAGGTGATATTTCTATATTAGCTGACTCAAATTCTTTAATAATACAATATAGTTCAAATTCGAGCGCAGGGAAGGACAACTTATATTTATCTAGCAAGTATTTAAATCCTGCTAAATCGTCATAACCATTTTCTATTTCAGCTAGTTCTAATAGAACATCTGTGACATCCTCGCCAGTCACAAACGAAAGTGAGCGCAAGAATGAAACTGTATACTTGTTTAGCGATTTTTCAGTATAATCTTTGAGCGTATTCTGCGAGATACCAGCTAGTTTACTTAGTCGATATCTCGTTATGCCATGTCGTTTTAAAAATGTATCTAATAAGTTAGTCTTCATACTAGCTCAACTCCATTTTCAAAATAACTGTTTTTTGTTCTTCTTGTTTATGATATTCATATATTTGTTCTTGAGTTGCTAAGAACTCTACTGCATCATCCTCATCAAATTCGGCTGTTTGAGTGATGTATATATAATATGTTTCGCCCGAATATGTTTCAACGAAAGTAGAGTATATCAGTTTTTCATCTAAAAAATGTCTGTCTTCAAAACCTTCTAGATTTGTAGTGCAAAGGTTTAATGCGTAGTTTTCTGATTTAGTTATTACCACATAGTCTCCATCATTTAGGTAGTCTTGTGGAATTCGAGGTGACGTTACTACCTCTTCGTTAGTAATTTCCTCAAATTCGTTGATTGCGTTATCTAATCTTTCTTGCGCAGTTGTTCTCATTATTAATCATCCTTTCCTTTTTTTATTTTAACCTAGATAATACTTTAAATTTTCTTCTAATTCACTAAATCCATTTTTGATTAATAAGTTACTATTGATTTCATTTCCAGCAACAATAATTTGACTTTCATATTCATGTTTTTCATAGCTCCCATTAACCTCGAAGGCAGGGCGCTCATGGTCACTGATTCTTATTTCGTTACCTAAATCATTAATTGCGTAAATTGAGCGGCTTACGTTCGATTCTGTCGCTGTATATCCAGCTTCTTGTAAAGCCTTTAAAACATATGCTGTTTCTGAAATAGATGAAAATTCAAGTTCTCCATTTACCCAAAAGCCAGCTTCTAAATCGTCCGCATTTTTTTCTGATATTAGAGTTTGAATTTCTTCTAATTCAGCTCCATATTCCTCATGATCTTCACCATCCATATTTTTGAAAAACTCACTAACTTCATCGTGTAGCATTTTTCTTAGTCCGGTAATTGCTAAGTCGTAAATTTCTTCGTTTAATTGAATAAGTGTCATTTTTAAGCTCCTCCCGGTTCTTTACTATATACATAGTATACTACGATTTTTCGTATTATTCAACTATATTCATTATTTATTTTTGATATTTTTTAGCATTGTAAATACTTCATCACGAGTTAAGTCGGAAAAGTAATATCTTTTTTCGTCGCGAGGGTCTATTTCTACTAAAGCGAACAAGTTCGTGTACATCATTTCAATTACACGTGCTTTGAATTTATTTTCAAAGGTATATGCAATTAGTTCACAATCGCATCCTACGTAAGTCGATTCTGTAATGTAGTTTGTAAATTCCTTTATAACAGTTTTCATCATTTTTAAATTCCTCCGTTTCGTTATCTTTACTATACTTACACTATACTACGAATAATCGTAGTAGTCAAGTGTTTTTATAAATTAATTTCAAAAAAATACCCCGAACTAAAAAGTTCGAGGTTGCTGTTATATTAAGCAGCTAATAGTTGAATGAAATTACTAGATGCAAAACATCTATGGGTATATTATTGCATAAACTATTTCTTACTTCAAGAGAGATATATATTAAAATTTAGTCCTAATTACCTCTTGATAAAAAGAACGTTTGTTCGTATAATCTTAACAAGAGGTGACAAGTATGTATAATTTAATAGACAATATCCTAGAACATTCGATAGTGTTAGCAGACGCATTAAAACGCAATTGGTCAATAGAGATTTTATTTTTAAAGAATAATCATCATATGCGCTACAAGTATGTAGTGCCTGTTTTTATCGACTATGAAAAACAGATAGTTCAACTACAACGTTTTGACGAGCGCATATTTGATATAAATATAGAAGATATTGTTTTTTGCGAGGTTATGATATGAGAGTATATTCATTTAATGATTTTAAGTATATTTGTTATGTTGAAGGGAAGGAAGGGGCAGTAAAAAAATTATTTAGCGGACTAGCGTCACAAAAAGTACTAAATAAGTATGTCAAAGAATATGACATATCTGATATATACATTATTTACAAAGCAGTAATACTAAATAAAAAGTCATGAGGTTATAGATTATATAACTTTTTTGACTATCATTTTGACTATCATTTTAAAAGAAAGTTTAGATAAGTGCCAGGAAAGAAGAAAAAATAAAACCTCTGAAACAGCTATTTAAAGCTTCTTTCAGAGGTTTATAGTAATTAATAGAAAGTGACAGAAGAGTAATTTTTCGTCCCCTTCAGCCGGACTTGGGTATTTCTCCATGTTGATATCCAATGTTTCGAGGATGTTTGAATTTATTTGACTATCAAATCAATTTCAACAGATTTTATTTTAGCATAAAATTAGGAAAAAGAGAAGCAGTGGAATCTTTCTTTTCCTGCATAAATATTAAACACTATTTGTATATTGGTGTGTCCTAATCGTTCTTGTATTTTTTAGTGATGTACTTGCTTCGAAATATAGAGAATGCGTAAGTGTGGCGGAATCCGTGACAAGTTATTTTTTAAGAGTCACTGCGATATTTAAAACAGTTATCTAATCATGAGTATGTTGAACTAGGATAATAATAATTTTCTTCATTATTGAATAAGATTTGAACTTTATCCAATCTCAAAATATGATGATAGCTTTTCCATTTCTTCAAAACTTAGATTGTAGAATTATCAATACAAATATCTCGCTTAACAGCTTTTGTTTAAGTTGTGTTTCTAAAATGCGAGCATATTTCACCGTGTGACAAAGTTTTGTTGACATATAAGCGTTTATTATTTAAATCTTCCTCCTTCCATGTGAATGCTAAGGCTTCGTATTTTCTTAAGTCAATGAAAGCTAACTGGTTGAAAAAGTATACTTGGAATTTTGGTGTGGCAAAAACGATTGATATTACACAGCAAACTACTTCTTGAAATAAAACGAAAGCCCCTGCTTATATATACAGGATACTTTGAAAGTTATCAAGCAGTTTATTATAGGGAAACGGTATTGAAATGAACGAAAACTATTTAAGTGAAAATAATTACATTTAAAATTGAGGAGGGTCAATAATCTTTAGGTTTGATGAATAATTATACCGATTTATTCATTTGGTAGTTATGAAGAAGGATAAATAATTAAATAAACAAGGGATTTTTATAAGATAAATAACGCATATTTTTAACAAATATGAATTTTTTGTGACGGCTAGAAATAGGGATGTATAAATCGTGAATAGTTACTCATTCTGACTATTATTTTGTGAACAAAAAACATAATGGTACACAAATTGTGTAAGAATGAATCTAAATAAGATTCATTTTTGATCGTTCACGACAAGAATCGGACATTTCATTATATTTTTGGTTATACATAGGCTTTTCATGCTAATATTTTTTTATTACTAAAATAAAAGGAGATGAACATATTGAAAAAAATTGCAGCTATTTTTATTTTTTAGTTTAGCAGCTTTGCTAATGCCTTTAAGTGGCAAAGCGACTGTTGAAAAAAGTTTGGATTTAAGCGAAACAACATGTATCACGAATGAGGAGCAACTTGAAATACAAGATTTTGTTGAATCATCTAAAGAAGCTAGAGAAAAGTTTGTTGAAGAGTATAATGAGGCACATCCTGATAATCAGGTGAAAAATACGGAGCCCATAATTAATCCTATAGAAAAACAGGCACCTAGACTTTTGAAAAAAGTGGTTGGAGCAGACAATAGGGTAAAAGCAAATGTAAATAGTTCTCCATATAAACAAATAGGCTATATGGAAATGTCATTTAAGAAAGGCAATAAAATGGTTTGGTATGTTGGAACAGGAATAATTATCGGAAGCAATAAAGTCTTGACTGCAGGACACAATTTGTATGATAAGAGTACTAGATCGTGGGCAAATGGAGTTATTTTTCAACCTAAAATGAACAATTGGGTATCCCCAACCTATGTTACTAGTTCTAAATTACATGTACCTGTAGGTTGGTCATCAAAAGGAGATAGTAATTATGACATAGGTGTAGTTACTTTATCTAAATCGGTTAGTGGTTACGGTTCTTTAAAATACAGAGTGCCAACGGTTAACACTACTTTATTTTCGACTATATCTGGATATCCAGGGCAGCGTCCTAAAGCTGGCTCACAATGGTATGGAAATGGTAATGCACTTATTACCAACCAAAAAATTTCTTACTCCATAGATACAACAAAAGGACAAAGTGGTTCTCCGATAATTAACAATGGATCAATTATCGGAGTTCATACATTAGGGGATTCAGCAAATTCAGGAGTTAGAATAACTCCCGCTTTAAAATCTTTTATTGATGGAGTAAAATAATGAAAAAAACTATCAGCTTAATACTGTTATTATTAATTTTAACGGCTTGTTCAAATAATCCCCAAAAAGATTCTAGTGTAGAAGCTAACGGGATAGTAGAAAGCGTGGATGATTACTCAATATTAGTTAATAGCTTTAAAGAAAATTCAGACAAAGCTCCCGCGGATAAAGGCGAGAAAATTTATTTTGATATAGAAGATAAATATTATAATGAGGAAGGCAAGAAAATAAAACTCTCCGAAATTAAAAGAAATGATAAAGTACTTATTGAGTTATCAGACGATTATAAAATACAAGAAACTTATCCAGGGAAAATAGACTCAATGGATGTAATAAAGATTATTAAATTGAATAGTTAAATTTATATTAAGCAAATGATAATATAATAAAAAATAAGTGTGTTACATTAACCTGTTTTGGTGAAGTAATATGCTTGTTTTTTAATTCCTTTTATTCTTGATTCAAGGAATTTTTGTTCGTTTTTTAGTGATAGGAGAAAAATTTATGATTTAATAGATGCTTTCAAAAGCAATTGGTCAATAGAAATACTTTATTTAAAGAACGATTACCATAAGTGATACAAGTATGTATTTTCTGTGCATTTGGATCATGAAAGAAACATGGTTCAATTACAGCGATTTGACGGCCGTATAATTGACCATAATTATAGAAGAGATTGTTTTCTGCGAGGTTATGATGTAAAATCCTATAGCTTTAAATAGCCATTTCAAAGGCTTGTAAAAATTTATAGAAACCGACAAAAGAACAACTTTTCGTCCCCTTCAGCCGGACTTGGGTATTTCCCCACTATGACATAGAATGCTGACAAGAAGTATTGTATAATTGTAATAACGAAA